GCATAGAATGGATCATTATCTCCCTCAGCATCCAGCGAAAGGGATACGGCACCGGGCATTGCTACAGGCGTGCCAAAGGTAACAGTTCCGTCAGCTGCAAGTGTAGCAATGGCGTAGTGGCAGTTTTTAAGGCCGAACTTGACCTTGTTACTCGTGTTAGGCATAGTTTTTTAACCTCCTATAATCTGTGTTTGATATAAGACCTCGTACAGCTTCTCCGACTCGATCCATACCTCAGATTTCTCATAAGGCAGGTCGTGGGCGATTAAGATGTCCTCGATCTGGGTTTCTGTTTCCGGGTCTTTTACGTCCGTGTATAATTCGATGTTCAGCTCATCAATTTTCTTGAACACCGTGTCATCCGCGAACATATTGTCAGAGCCCGGATATAGAAAAACGAGGAAGGGCGGGTCTGGTGACTCGCCTTCGGCAAAGTGGTCGTAGGCAAGCGGCAGACCGGCTTCCTCTAACATGGTGATTACATCGTCGTATGTCATGATCCACCTCCCAGTTTCTGCTTGATGGTATTGACGAGCTTTTCGTTTCCGCGCTCCTCGGCTGAGGCGATATGAGGCTGCGCCGGAACACGTCCGCCGCCACGTTTCACATGCCCGTGCTCCAGAAGGTGTGCCAGCTGATAGCGGTTTTTCGAATGCACCACGAGGCCAATGCTCTGTGAATCCTCATGCATATTCTTGACCGACCAGCTTTTCTTGTATTTGCCGGTATCGACCGGAGCGCCAGTCTGAATATCCTTGCGGACGGAAGCGGCAGTCTCTTTCACTGCAGCCTTCAGGTCATCTGTAGCGAGCTTTGAATATTTTTCGAGTTCCTCCATAATGGCGTCGCCCATCTCGCTTATTGATACATTTCTACTCATGCGTTCTTCTCCAGCTTGCAGTTGAATTTCAGGCTGTTATGCTTATAGCCCATCGGATTCACATAGGTGATGTTGTAGGTGCGGCCTTCCGCGATGATCCGGTATTTTGTCGATTCCACATCCGCAAGCTCAGAGCAGTGGCGGCAGGTGAAGTCCAGCGATTCCTCCGGATTGATGACTACACCGGAAGATTCGGAACCGGAGCTCGTGCCGACAGTCGCCCAGCAGGAAAAATAATCCGCCCAGCCGGTTTTGTGGTTTCCGTATTTGTCGACGATGACCGTATTTTTCTGGAAGGTGACTCGCACCCTCATAGCTGCTATATTCATGAAAACGCTCCTTCCCGTATTGCAAAAAGAAGAGAGCGCAGTGTCATGGTAAGAGCATGGTGGTCGGCTTCCTCCCTGTGCTCAAAGAGATAGGCACAGGTATAGAGGATAGCGACCTTCATGGTTTCACGGATTGCAGACAGCTCCGCCTCGGTATATTCATCAGAAGAAGCGGCATCGGAGTCGATCACTTCCCACTGATTATCCGTAAGTCTTGCAATATCAATACATAAGCGAATTGCGGAGGCCAAGAGGATACCGACCGTGGCATCCTCATCCGACGAATCTACGCGCAGATAGGCCTTCGCATCTTCAGTTGAAATCAAAGCCACGGTCGTTCACCTCCCTGTCTTAAGAACCGGAAGTTGCCTTCATGTCGAGAATCTTGATGCCTTCGGAAAGGATCAGCTTGCCGTCAACACGCTCCGTGCAGGTAAAGCCGACCTGACCGTTGGTAGCGTAAAGCTCGTTGAGACGCTTGATCGTGCGACCGGCTCTATCAGCGATCCAGTAGCAGGAGAAGTCGCCGAATGCGATGGCTCTTGCGCCTGCGGCCATTGTAGGTACCTTCGGAGAGGTGTAGAGCGGATAGCCAAGCAGTCTGTCGGGCTCTCCGGCAGTAAGTGCAGGCTGCCATACATAGACGCCGTTCAGATCCTTGAGCTTTCTGATAGCTGCGACAGTGGCATCGTTCATGAGGAACTTCGCCTTGCTGCGATAAGGAGCCTTGAGAGAGTACACAAGGCTGATCAGCTCATCGGCGGTAATTGCCGTAGCGGAAGCTGCGGTAACGCCGGAAGGAGCACCACCAGCGGCAGAAGGGATGAACAGGCCAGTAGGTCTGTCGATAGCCGTCTGGCCGGTCTGCACAGCACCGTTGATGAAGGCATCCTCTTCAGCTTCACCGAAGGCGCGACCGAATTCCTCAGAGATGTAGCCCTCAATATCAAAGAAGCTGTCGGAAAGCAGCTCGTCGGACACCTTGATGAGGTCAGTCAGCTTGAAAGCGTCAATGCTGGTCTGAGCGAAGGTCGGATTGCTCTCGGTGTAGGCACCGTTCTCGGCAGTCCACGCCGCCTGCGTGTGGCCATTTGCCACAGGGATCTTGCGTTCGTTCTGTGTGGTAATGACCTTGCAGCCGATAGTACGCATGATGTTGTTTTCATTAAGCGCCTGAACAAGGGTGTGCTCGAATTCAATCGGAACAAGGTATCCGCCGTTTGCATCGGTTCCTTCCTCAAGTACATCGCGGATTGCAGGATTGCCGGGATGACGGATGTTGTCCCAGAAGGCCTTCTTGTAGGCTGCAGAAGCTCTGCCGGGCTTATCCTCCGGTTCATCCTTTACACCGGGCTTTCCGGTGAGCGGAGTAGAAGTCGGTGCACTCATCATCTTGTCGATCTGCTCCTGACGCTGCAGGCGCTCGATATCCTTGGTGAGGTCGGTGACTTCCTTTTCCATCTTGTCGTAGGTTGCGGCATCCTCCGCAGAAACCATGCCGCCGTTCTGAGAGTGGCTATTAAGAAACGCCTTAGCGGCCTCCCATGCCTTCGCTCTCTTGTCCATGAGTTCCATAATCTGAGTCATAGTAAAATTCCTCCTTTAATGTGCGAGAAGCGAAAGGCGCTTCTCAAGATCGGTTACTGGTACCATGTGTTTATTTGCTTCCGGCTTCTTCTTAGGAATCAGTCGGGAAAGCAGCGAATCAGTGACAGCCTTGCGGGAGAAAAGCATCTCCGCGTCAGCCGTATCCTCCGGGACAGATTTCTCACCATCCCTGAACAGAATCTCGTCAGCAAAGCCGAGCTTCACGGCCTCCTTGGCGTTCATCCATGTCTCAGCATCCATGAGCTGTGAAATCTTGTGGCGGGAAAGCCCGGACTTGATTTCGTAGGCATTCATAATGGATTCCTTGACTTCGTTTAACATGTCGATGGCTTTCTGCATTTCCTCGGTATCACCGATGGCGATGGTCGCAGGGTTGTGTACCATCATCATGGCCACGGGGCTCATGCAGACCTTTGTTCCGGCCATAGCAATAACAGATGCCGCCGAAGCAGCAAGAGCGTCAATCTTGACCGTCACATCATGCGGGTAATCCATCAGCATGTTGTAGATCTGCGCAGCAGCAAAAACATCACCGCCCGGAGAGTTGATCCAGAGGGTGATGTTTCCATCGCCTGCATGCAGTTCATCACTAAATAGCTTGGGTGTTACTTCGTCGCCGAACCATGTCTCATCGGAAATTTCCCCGTCGAGGTAGAGTGTTCGGTCGGAGCCAAAACTGTCCGGCTCCTCGTTTCGCACCCAGTTCCAAAACTTTCTGGTCATAGTGCCTCCTTCTTTCTGAACCGGGTGCGCCCGTCTTCGGGTTCCGGTTCGGTTTGTGTTTCCTTCGTTTCATCAGCTTCCTCCTGCGTCTGTGCCGAGACCGCAAAAATGCCTGCGTCCTTGAGCTTGGTCATATTGCCATTGATCAGGTACAGGTCGCCGCCTTCCTCCTCCGGAATACGGTCGAGGTTTTCAAGCTCCCTAATATCGTTAGCGGACATCCAGCCATTCTGACGTCCGACCGCATAACCGTTCATGCGGCTCTGGTAGTCGCCTCTGAGAAGCCCGTCCACATTGAACTTAAAGAAGTATTCCTTCTTTTCATCCAGAGAGAGCAGGGCTCTCTGCATGGACTGTTCCCAGCGGCATACCCACGGGTCGAGCGTGTATTTTACGAATTCCAGCGACTGTTGCTCGATATTTGAGAAGCTCGATTTCTCAAGGTCGCCGATCATGTGAGGCGGGATGCGGAAGATACGTGCGATCTCATTGATCTGGAACTTCCTTGTCTCCAAAAACTGCGCCTGTTCCGGTGAGATGGAGATAGGCGTATATTTCATACCTTCCTCCAGCACGGCTACCTTGTTAGCATTAGAGCTGCCGCCGAAGGCAGAGTTCCAGCTTTCTCTAACACGCTCCGGATCTTTAACCACACCGGGATGCTCCAAGATGCCGCCGGGAGTCGCACCGTTTGCAAAAAACTTAGCTCCGTATTCTTCGCAGGCTATTGCCATGCCGATGGCATTCTTAGCCATTGCAATCGGGCTGTAGCCCACAAGACCGTCAAAGCCAAGGCCGGGAACATGCAGTACGTCGGACGGCTGGAGCCTCACACGACTGCCGTTCATCGTGTGCGCTTCGTCCTGCGATGTTTGGTATTCGTAATAAAGCTCTCCGTTTTCATCACGGTTGACCGTCATACGATTTGGCATCAAAGGATAGAGCGCGACCACTTCACCTTTGCCGTTCCGAATGATCTGCGCGTAGGCGTTTCCCCACAGGAGTAGATGCGTCATCAATGTTTCCCGGAATACAAAGGATGTCATTTCCGGATTTGGCTCATCGTGAAGCAGGAAGTATAGCGGATGATTTATCGCTTTTTCCTTGCTGCCGCCTTCGCCGTATCGATAGAGGTGTATCGGCAGGCCTGCAATTGCCTCGGACAGAATCCTCACGCAGGAGTAGACCGCCGTCATCTGCATGGCGGAGCGCTCCGTTACAGCCTTGCCGGAGGTCGTCCCGCCGAAGAAGAAGCGGTAGGAGCTTCCGGTTGTTGAATTGGTAGGCTTATCTCTTGAACGAAACAGTCCTGAAAATATGCTCATATTGATCACCTGCCTTTCAGATAAATAAAATGCCTCTGTCGTCATAGACAGAAGCACCGTTGTCATTGCCGCAGCGGATCGCACGGTCAAGCGCCATGATGGTGGCGATGGCTCCGTCGATCTTCTCTGTAGATTTTTCCTTGTCAGCCTTGATATTTCCGGCTGGGTCAGTACGGATGAAGATGTTATCCATATTCCAGCGGAGAACAGGATGACCGCCGTGGGCGAGCTTTTGCTCAAGTGTCAGCTTCATGAGCTCCTTTGTGGGAGGACTCATATCCTTAAAGCCCTGTCCGAAGGGCACGACTGTAAAGCCCATGTTCTCCAAGTTCTGAACCATCTGGACTGCTCCCCAGCGGTCGAATGCGATCTCACGGATATTGAAGTGCTCGCCGAGGCGTTCGATGAATTTCTCGATATAACCATAATGGATGACGTTGCCTTCGGTAGTCTGCAGCACGCCTTCCTTCTCCCAAGTATCGTAGGGCACATGATCGCGTCTAACGCGAAGATCCAGCGTATCCTCTGGCACCCAGAAGTACGGGAGGATCACATACTTGTCGTCTTCATCCCGTGGCGGGAATACCAGCACAAAAGATGTAATATCCGTAGTGGAGGACAGGTCAAGACCGCCATAGCAGACACGGCCTTCGAGGTCATCCTCATTGACTGGAAAGGCACAGGCGTCCCATTTATCCATTGGCATCCAGCGGACAGCCTGCTTTACCCATTGATTAAGGCGCAGCTGCCTGAAGGAATTCTCTTCACCGGGGTTTTGCTTTGCCGATTCGCAGGCCGCTTCCACCTTGTCAATGCCGACCGTGATACCGAGAGAGGGGTTTGCCTTTTTCCACACTTCCGGATCAGTCCAGTCCTCGTCAGGTTCCGCACCGTAAATGACCGGATAGAAGGTTGGATCGACCTTCCTGCCGTCGAGGATGTCCTGCGCTTTCTGGTGGACTTCATAGCAGATGGTGTTTGTATCATTTCCGGCTGTGGTAATCAGGAAATACAGCGGCTGCATTCTGGCATCGCCGGAGCCCTTTGTCATTACATCAAAGAGTTTCCGGTTCGGTTGGGTGTGCAGCTCATCGAATACCACGCCGTGGATATTAAAGCCGTGCTTACTGTAGGCCTCAGCGGAGAGCACCTGATAGAGGCTGTTGGTAGGCTCATAGATGATCCGTTTCTGGGAGGCCAGTATTTTGACGCGCCGATTAAGCGCCGGGCACATCCTTACCATATCCGCAGCAACATCAAAAACGATGGTGGCCTGCTGTCTATCGGCAGCGCAGCCGTAGACTTCGGCGCGTTCCTCACCGTCACCGCAGCAAAGAAGCAGGGCGACCGCGGCAGCCAGCTCTGACTTTCCCATCTTCTTTGGAATTTCGATGTAGGCCGTATTGAACTGACGGTAACCGTTCGGCTTCAGGACACCGAACAGGTCGCGGATGATTCGTTCCTGCCAGTCGATGAGCTCGAAGGGTTTTCCTGCCCATGTGCCTTTGGTGTGGGTGAGCTGCTCGATGAACATCACAGCGAAGTCCGCCATCTGCTTGCTGTAGTGAGAAGTCTCTGCCATGAAGCGGGTCGGCTTATAGTTTTTCAGTTTTCGCATTGGCACGATGGCCGCCTCCTTTCAGGGCAAAATAAAAGACCGCCATAGCGATCCGGTATCAGTACGAGAGAAAGAGCCTTCTGGCTCAGTCTCCCGGAATATTCATATTCAGGGTTTTAATGCTTAGTTGTGGTTCTCCAGCAGGATGCAAAGCGCCATCTCTGCTTCCTTACAGGTGGGATGAATGTCCCAGCCTCTGTCGTAGTTGCAAACGGTCTCGCCGTCAATCTTGATCATGAGCTTGCTGATCCTGCCGCCGTTGATGCCGTAGGTCTCGCTTGGCTCATCGTAGTGCTTTACCCAGTAGTGACACTTGGTGTATTTTTCCTTGTCCTTGGCATCCGGGATGCCAATAACTCCTTCGCTCCACATTTCCTTACGCCTCCTTTACCGTCATCTTGAAGGCCGGGATGAGGGCGTGTTCGTCGCTTCCGAAGTGGGTGTAGCGCTCCTTGACCTTTACAATTCCGTCCAGTGTGCAGCCGAGCTCCTCAAACTTTGCAATGGTCTCGATAAGGCTTGAGAATGTGGAGCTGATGGTGAATTCCTTTACTCCGAGCCTCTGGCAATCTGCAAGGATCGCTTCGATGTCGTAATCCCAGATGACTTCGGCGAAGTTCGGCAGGTCGTTTCCGGCTTCCTTACTGTAAAGGTAGGCCTGTCCCAGTGTCCGCTGGCATCCGATCTCTTCCCAGCGCATTCCGGGCTTCGCGTTTTCTATGGCTTCGATTGTGTACTTCATGGTGGTTCCTCCTTGTGGTTGTTTTCCCTTTTGGTATGTACATATATCACTCTGAACGCCTGTAATAGCAAGCTATTTATCGAAATATATGTGACAATCCTGCGGGAACATTTGAGGCCTAATTGTGTAGTTTATGCCTCGCCGGACATGATGAATTTCACGTATTCAGACCGGTGATCCTCAAGGTATAAAACCAGCTCGTAGAAGTCTCTCTCATAGGCCAGCCGCTGCACCGTGTTCACATCGAACATATTTGTAAGGCCGGTATCCCGTATGGCGAGGATCTGCTCCTTTACCTTTTCATCCATATCAGTCCACCACCTTCCGCACACGGTCGATGCCGTAGATGACATTCAGGCCGGAGCCGTTGTCCCAGTTCACCATGAGGCTGCCGGTATCGTCGACTCCCGTAACGGTTCCCTTGGTGCCGATAGGCGGAGCCTGCACATCGTCCATCTGGAGAAGTTCCACGCGGGTGCCTGCCGGGTAGTGGGAGCGGAGCGCTTCAAGCTGCTCTTTTGTGATCATTCGCATGCTGCCACCTCCTTTTCCGGTGCGCCGTTCTTCCAGCTGGAGTTGCCGGAGAGATTCTTAAGGAGAATCTTGCGCTCTGCCTTATATTCGTTTCCGATGAAGCCAAGCCGCAGGAGAAAGCAGCGGAATGCGTACTTCTCGTTGTCAACTTCCTTTTCAGTGGCACTGATGCGCTTCAAATCCCGGCTCATCTTGCCAAGGGATGCAATGAAGTGGGTGTAGGCCTTGACCACGTCCGGCTCCGGCATCTCAGTAAACCAAGGAAAGCTGACCGTATCCTCTGTGACCTCGATGCCAAGGTCGTCAATGCCGAGTGCCTTCTTGATGAGGCTTTCCTTGGCTGTGAGGAGGTTGGTGAGGTTTCCGACCGCCACCTTGTCGATCGGGAGGCTGACTGTAAGGCCAGTGGCTTCATCGTCGCTTTCGATCTCTTCGGTATCCTCCGGTGTGAAGCCATCCGCGATCAGGCTGTGGATGATGCGCTCCAGCTTGTCTGCGTCCTCGCAGGTTACGCTGCCTTCCTTGTCGACCGTGACGTCGCCGATCTCGTAAGCGCAGGTCGGCATACGCATGTAGATCGCCTTGTCGCCGGTGAGGTTTTCGATGGCTGCGACCAATGCTTTTCTGTCGTTTCCGGTTACGTTGTAATTTGCTTTCATGAGTGTGTTCCTCCTTTGTGAAATTAAGGTTTTAGGCTGTGCCTTTTGGCATGTATATACATCACTCTGAAAGCCTTATTTATCAAGCGATTTCCGACATTTTCTGAGGTAGAAAATTGCCGAAGAATCCGGGCAGAAATTGTGTATTATACACCCGCCGTCGGAGAAGTCTCGACTTCCTTTGCCAGAGCGGAATAGAGGAGCTTTTCGCCGTTCCTTATTACATACACATTTTCCTCATCGCCGGTATCCTCCACGTAACGGCGAAGGATGACAGAGGCGTATTTCGGATCGAGCTCCATCATGTAACAGACGCGGTTCAGCTGCTCGCAGGCCATCAGTGTGGAACCGGAGCCGCCGAAGGTATCAATAACTACAGAATTTTCCTGAGAGGAGTTCTGGATGGGATAGCCCAGAAGATCCAGCGGCTTGCTGGTCGGGTGATCCTTATTGCGCTTTGGTTTATCGTAGTTCCAGATGGTGGTCTGCTTGCGGTCGGAATACCACGGGTGCTTGCCGTTTTGCAAAAAACCATAGAGCACAGGTTCATGCTGCCATTGATAATCGGATCGACCGAGCACGAGGCTGTTCTTTACCCAGATACACACACCGGCGAGATGGAAACCTGCGTCAATGAATGCCTTTCGGAAAGTGAGCCCTTCAGTATCCGCGTGGAAGCAGTAAGCGGCTCCGCCTTTTTCGAGGTGGTCAGCCATGTTCTTAAACGCTGCCAGCAGGAACTTGTAAAATTCCTCGCCCTTGAGAGAGTCGTTCTTGATCGTAAGACCATCCGAGGCTTTGAAGGATACGCCGTAGGGCGGATCGGTCAGAACAAGGTTTGCATTCTTGCCGTCCATGAGCTTTTCCACATCTTCCGGCGAGGTGGCATCTCCACACATGACTCTATGCTTGCCAACCGTCCAGATGTCGCCGGGCTCTACGAAGGAAGCTTTCTCAAGGGCAGCGGTGAGGTCAAAATCATCATCGGCGATGTCCTTTTCGCTTCCGGTGCCGAGCAGTTTATCCAGCTCACCGGCATCAAAGCCGAGGAGAGATAGGTCAAAGGACTGATCCTGCAGATCAGACAATTCGACCGACAGCATTTCCTCATCCCAGCCTGCGTTGAGCGCCAGCTGATTATCCGCAAGGATATACGCACGCTTTTGTGCTTCCGTCAGGTTTTCTGCAAAGACGCAGGGCACGGTTTCATATCCTTCCTCGCGGGCAGCCGTAATGCGACCGTGGCCGACGAGGATGTTATAGTCCGCATCAATGACAGCAGGACTCACAAAGCCGAACTCCCTGAGAGAAGCCCGGAGCTGTGCGATCTGCTCCTTGCTATGTGTCCGGGCATTCCGGGCGTAGGGCACCAGTTTATCAATAGGTACCTGTTCTAATTTCTGTGTGTTCATTTACATATTCCTCCTGCTTCGAAGCAGCTGCTCCATCACGCTGTCCTGCGGACTACCTTCAAATGGCTCGGTGCAGTTTTGCTTCACAATGTCGTAAATCTCATACCAGAGCAGGTTGGCCTGCTTCTGAAAATTCATCAAAAGCTGTGTGAATGGGCTCGCAATTGCAGCGCCGGTGGTCGGGTGCTTTCCGAGCATGCCGTATTTGCTGACAGCTTCGGAGCACTGGATATACCGGGCAAAGGCCTCAGAGTAGCTTTCAAGCAGGCGCTTGTTTACCAGCCTCTCGCAGCCGCGCTCCTTGAGCCACAGCCATGTTTCCTTATAGATTTCATCTGCACCGAGGGGCTTACCGTCCTTCTGAAGAGCAGAGAGGTAATCATCCGGGCTTGGCATATCCATGCCTTCCAGCTCCACGCCGTCACCGATGTCGTCAACATCGAAGTCGGTCATGTCGTCAGTGAAGTCCGGCAGCTCCATACGCTTTGCAGGTGCGCCTTTCATAATTTTGTCGGCGAGGGCGTCCGGCTTGGAGCCAGCTTTGACACGCCGCCCGCCGCGATAGGTTCCGTCTTTCGCCATGTCGATCACTTCCATTTCTGTGGTGCAGGGTTTAATACCCTGTTTGAATTGCAATTTTTGCGTAAAAGACCCCGCGCCGTTTTCCGGGGAAAAGGGTCGTAGAGATTTTGACCGCCCTACCGGTCGCCGCGCTCGCGGTGAATCTTCTCGTGACACGAACGACAAAGACTCATAAGGTTGGACTCGTCATTCGATCCTCCGTCAGCAAGCGGCACGATGTGGTGGACTTCCTCGACCGCGACGTAGCGTCCTTCCTTTAAGCACTGCTCACAAAGCGGGTGCTTGTGAACGTAGCGGTCACGGATTCGTTTCCATGCTCTGCCGTAGCGTTTGCCGGTAGAGTAGCCACGCTGGAACTTCTCGTAGTGTTGATCCATGATCTTTGCGTGCTCTTCACAATAAACGCCGTCCGTAAGGTGTGGACATCCGGGATAGCGGCACGGTCGTTGTGGTTTTCTTGGCATAAGCCGTGCCTCCTTTCAGGGCATAAAGAAAGCCCTGCAGGGTGTTCCCGCAAGGCTCGTGTGCTGCGTGTCCAGCTGTTCTTTATTCTGTTTTGCTGATTATATACTATCATAAAGGACGGGTGGACATCTTAGGACAAAGCAGGACATTTCGGGCGCATTTCAAATGATAATCGGATCATCCGGAAGCGTCACATGAAGAAGCGCCTTGCCATGCCAGCGGCGAATGGTACGGGCATCTGCACAGAGCTCCACCCCGATTTGCTCCCATGTATAGTTATGGATGTACCGGTACTTGAGTACCATGCGCTCGTCGGTATCAGGAACTGCCTCAATGACCTCCCGTATCTGTTTCTTGAGGTCTGATAGCATTTCCAGCTCACCGGCGATTTTCTTTTCCAGTGTCCACAGTTTCTCAAGCGTCCGGACAAAGGGAGCTTCCGTATTTCGTGATGTTTGCACGCGGTCTTTATCATATTGGATAGCCGACACGCTGCCTGCCATCTCACGCAGGTTTTGTGCTTCTATCGTGTCGGACTTGATTCTCTGATCAAGGCGGTAGGCCTGATGGAGATATTCTTTTACTGTCATAAGGGCTTCGCCTCCTCTCGTAGTTTTTGTATGAGATACTCGCCGTCTACACTTGTTAAGGTCTTGTACCAGCCGGAGCGGAAGAACCGTTCACATTCCATTGCGTCCAACATGGCAGTTTGATTACCGGGCTTCTTTTTCAGGCGCTTCAGGGCGTCCCGGTAATCCTTCACGGCCTGCAGTACGATGGCATTGGCGAGGTTTTCATAAGGGGTGATCATCAAACCACCTCAAGGTCTGCCTTGACTGCATCAATCAGTGCGGTCTGCGTCATTTCTTTCTTGGATAGCGCCTTTACGATCCTTTCGTCGATGGTGCCCTTGGTAATAATGTGTTGGATCACGACAGTGCCGGATTCTTGACCTTGCCGCCAGAGACGGGCGTTGGTCTGCTGATATAATTCCAGAGACCATGTAAGGCCGAACCACACAAGGGTGGAGCCTCCGGCCTGAAGGTTCAAACCGTGACCGGCAGAGGCCGGATGGATGACTGCTACAGGAATCTTTCCCGCATTCCAGTCAGCAATATCGCGGCTGGTCTTGATCTCCCGGACATTGAAGCGGTTCTTGATGCGGCTAAGGTCATGCCGGAACCAGTAGGCCACAAGGAGCGGTTTTTCATTGGCGGCCTCGATAATATCCTCCAAAGCGTCCAGCTTCCTATCGTGGAACTCGATGACCTCACCGGTATCGGCATATATGGCACCGTTCGCAAGCTGGGAGAGCTTGCCCGTAAGTGACGCGGCATTGGCAGCAGTCACCTCACCATCAGGGAGCTGCAATATGAGCTCCTGTTTCAAATCATCATAACGGCTGCGCTCGGAATCGGAGAGCTGCACTTCATATTCTGTTGAAACCAGCTCCGGCATCTTCAGATGGTCGGTAGATTTCATGGAAATCGTGATATCCGAGATCCTCCGATAGATGGCGTCCTCCGCATAGGGCAGTGGCTTATAGGAGTAGATGATCTCGCCATTTCTCTTGTCTGGCATGAAGTAATTTGTCCGGTACTGCGTGATAAAGCGTCCGAGGCGCTCGCCCATATCCAGCACTTTAAACTCTGCCCACAGATCCATGAGACCGTTGGAGGAAGGAGTGCCGGTCAGGCCGATAATCCGGTGAATCCGTGGCCGTACCTTCATCAGCGACTTGAATCGCTTGGATTTATGATTTTTGAAGGACGACAGCTCATCGATAATCACCATATCGAAGTCAAAGGGAAAGTCGGACTCGTCAATGAGCCACTGCAGGTTCTCACGGTTGATGATCGTGATATCCGCTTGCTGCATGAGAGCGGCTTTTCGCTCCTTCGGTGTCCCGACTGCGACCGCATAGGTTAGACCGGCAAGGTGCTCCCATTTCTGGATTTCTGCTGGCCATGTATCGCGGGCGACTCTTAAGGGAGCTACCACCAGCACGCGATGCACTTCGAAGCTGTCAAACAACAGGTCATATACTGCCGTCAGACTGATGATCGTCTTTCCAAGTCCCATATCTAAAAGGACTGCGGCCACAGGGTGTTTTTCAATATAGCGGATGGCATAGTCCTGATAATCATGTGGATTGAAGTTCATCGATCATCCCTCCAATCTGCTCCGGATCGTCAATGACATATACCGCAAAGCCCATCTCCCGCAGCAGCCTGTGGCGAGAAAGCTGGAGTGGGCGTGGCTTTTTGCCGGGTGCCTTCAGCTCTGCGAAGCCGATATGGCCGTCAGGGAGTAAGATCAGGCGGTCGGGC